CCCTTTAATAAAGCGAGCTTGGTCGGGTTTTCTTGCAACTATGCCTTGATAGAAGTCTGCCCTAGCGTCTGAAAACTTTGCAATAAGGTCTTTAGGGTTTGCATCATTAATTGCTGCCATAGTTTTAGGCCCGATAACTCCATCAGCCACGCATCCGATTGCCTGTTGTAGCGTCTTAACGCTTCTGCCTGTACCTGCATTAACGGCAAAATCGAATACCACATAATCTAAGCCTTTCGGTAGGACTTCACAATAACTAGAATTCCAATACTTTAGTTTATACATTGAGCCGACTTTTTCGGGGGTTAAGGCTCGCATATCAGCTTCGGATACAGGATGCCCTACAAATTCTTCCCAAACACGCTTAGTAACGCCTAGATTGGTCATACCGCCTGAGTCAAGGGCATCGTTAACAAAACCGCCCTCGTGCTTTAGGATGCGTTTTAAAGCTTTTTCAAACTCACCTGTCATTTCTTAGCTTTCATCTCAATAATCTTCTCAGCCGTTCTACCACCAAAATAGGCTAGAAATACGATTTGTCCCCATTGACCGAGCAACTGCACATAGTTCTGATTAGCGTCATACCCAAAGGCTGACATCATCGCAAATAGGAAATAAGCACCAAAAATAGCGATTAGAGCCATTGGGCGAATGTTTTTGGATAACCAAGAGTCGCTAGACATATCGGCTTCCCAACGCTTTGTAACCTCTTGGGCTTCGGCTATGTCGGCTTGCATCTTAGCCAGTTCGCCTTCTTGTTGGAGTTTTACCAATTCTAGCTGTGCTTTGGCTTTAGCTTCGGGGTCAGGCAGTAATTTATCTATTAGCTTAGTGCCAATATCAAACAGAGCGGTCAAAGGTATCATTTATAACCCCATACTAAAAAATAAGCTATTACGCCAGCTATTGCAAAACACCAAAACTGTGCATTTCTAGCCTTGTTTAAATCTTTGTTAAATTCTTTCTGAAACTCTTTTTCTTGCTTCTCTAACTTAGCTTTTAGGGCTTCGACTTCTGCCCATCGTTTGCCATACTTTTTTAGAAAATCTGCCCTAATCTGTGCTTCTTCTCGTCTAACCCGTTCTTCGTGTTCCCATTGAATTAATACCCGTTTTAGGAATAACTCTTTGCGGACTTCGTTTTCTCGTAACTCTCTGCGTCTATCTATATTCCTTTGTACTGCAACATCAGATGCTTCTTTTTGTACATTCTCAATACTTTTAGACAGTTCTTTAGCCGATTGACGGCTTGTATCAAGGTTACTGGTTAGGGTTTTAATCCCTTCGTGAAGTTCCATAATTTCATTTTGGCAAAGACCACCCATGAGTTGTTAGGTAGGCATAGCCTAAACCAGCTACAAAGACATAAAACAATGTTCGTATAGAGAACCAACCAAACTGGGTTACTTTCTCGTTTAACCACTCTTTAATGGCTTCTTTGACGATTTCTTTTTCAATCTCGTTAGCCATTTTTTTTCCTGACAATAGGAGTTTTCTTGACGGCAGGTTTTCTTTTAACCGCAGGTTTTTTGGGCGTGGCTTTAACTTCACCTTGCCAATCATTGAGAATAGTAAGCCAATGCACCTTTTTGGTGTAGCCCATTTTATCGAATACCCAGTCAATGATAAACATTAGAATGTACCCCCGTTAATGGTGTAAGTACCTGCTTGTAAGAAGTTATAAGTCGCTGCGTCTTGTAAGCCTACAGGGTCGGTTACCGAAATAATGCGGTTATTAGCCATGTTAAGATTACCTGTTGCTGGGGTTTGTCCGTCAGCCGATAATGAGCCAGTAAGGGCAGATGCCACATCATTCATGGTGGTATTTGCCCAACTAGCGGTAATAGTTGTACCTGCAACTACTGGATTACCAGCAGGTAGGTTATATACTCCTGACCCGTTTCTACTCATTTTTGCTTCCTTTTTTCAATTGTTCAGCCATTTTACTAGGCGAATAATTAATGGATTCTTTAACTTGTTTTTTCATTTGACGCTGTTTTATCTTCTCAAAACTGTATTCAGTAGCAGGGCCAATAACAGGAATTTTACCTAACAAGCCCGAACCAACTCGGTCTAAAGCACGAACAACAGCACTAGCTGTATTACTGTAATTGGCTGCACCTTTTAATGGAGCATTAACTAAAATTGCTGTTTCCATCAAATCACGAATTTCTTGTGCGCCTTTTTTGCCAAACAAATAATCTAATTTATTGTCTTGGTCTAAACCTCTAACAGCCGACTTAAATTTAGCAGGGCTAACTACAGGATTACCATACATATCGGTATCAATAGAGCGTGTAACTTGGTCTTTAAGATATTCAATGGTTTGACCTTGTAGTTCTTTAAACGCTTGTTGTCCTTCAGGGCCAGAGCGTTTTAGTGCAAAACCTAGGTTTTTAACATCGTCTAGCGAGCCATTAATAATGGATTTTTGGAATACATCTTCAAACGCTACCAATCGGTCAGTCGTATTGCCTTTGGTGCTTAACAAACGGTCAATTGCCCCAATGTTTTCAAAGCGTTTTGCGTAATCTTGGCGTAATCTACGGGCTTGTTGGTATAAATCACCGCCCTTTCCTTCTGTAACTGTATTAATAATGTTACGCATATCACGACCAAATTCTGCATCAGGAGTTCCTGGTTGATACATTTTGTTGATAAGTGCGTAAATATCTTCTATAGCATTAATAGATATTTGACCTGTGCCTTTAAGGTCGTTTTTGCTTAATTGCTCGTTGACAACATCTAAAACAGGCGCAATTTTTGAACGAGTTGTTGGTGTTTGTTCTTCAATAAATGCTCGTAATGGTGCATATGCCACAGGTTGTTCGGTTTCACCAGCTTCTCTTGCCAACTTGTAAGTTTCATTAATTTTGGCTTTAGCTTTTTTAGCATCCTTATTTAATGCTTCTACAATTACACGCCCTGTTGGTTCTAAACCAAAGGTTTGTTTGCCTGTAGCATCCACATAAGCATCAAAGTTTTGCAAAATAGCGTCATTGCGGTCAGCTTGGGCTTTAATTAATGGTTTGCCTACTGTTTCAGGGTAATTCTTAGCTGTTTCAATCTCAAATTGTTGTTGAGCCAAATCACGGGTTGCTTGACCTTTACTTAAAGGTACAGGCACACGCAACTGTTGAGCCATTTGAGTACGAGTAATTTCTTCAGGCGTAACCGCAGAACCAACACCTGCCATAGTTGGTTGTTGTTTTCTAAGCATTTCAGGCATCGTGCGTACTGTTTGAACAGTTTCACGAACTTGCGGTTGAGCAGCTTGAGCCATGCGAGCATAGCTAGGAATCATGCCTGTAGTAGGAATAATTGGGGGCAATTTAGCAGCTTCAGCTACTTGGCTTACATCTTGCAAAAACTCTTGAGCTACAGGGCTTGTAGGCGTGTAAGTCATTCTGCGAGCTAAATCGCTTTGGGCTTGCTGCCCTATTTGTGTACCTTGTGTTGTGCCAAATTGAGGGCTTGTAGCTGATTTATAAGCACCATAAACAGAACTTACAGGGCCTGCAACCGCAGCAGAACCAACAGTCAATGGCACTTCGTAAAGGGCTTTTACCCTATCCATCATTGTGCGTTTTGGTTCTTCTGCTACAGGTGGATTTGCTACCTGACCAACAACAGTAGGCACATCACCACTAATGATGTTGCCACGCTTATCCGACTTATAAGCATCAAAACGAGCCAATAAATCTTCCTGCGTTACATTGTTGGGCACATTTCTAACAATCGTACCATCGGGCATCCGCACATCCATGCTTATTTCCTTTGTGGCAAAGCGTTAAAATCTACAACACCGCCTGACTGTGCTGGTTGTGGGGAAGAACTAAGTCCTACATTTCCGTACCAATTTTCGCTACCATATTTTTGGTTTAGAGAATTAACTTTTCTATCCAAAGTTTCTCTTGTGTTTTTAATCCAATCGTTCAATGCTTTTTCATTGCCGTAGCCGGGGAATGTACTCTTAGCATTTTCAATATCTTTATCGGATGCAGGGCCGGGTGGCAAGTTGTTAAGAATCTGCATAACAGAAGAAGCATTAATCTTAGTTTGTGCTGCTACCGCAGGGCTTCCTGCTTGTTGTACAAGATAATTAATTGGGCCTGAACCCGTTACGCTACCAAATACTGATGCTGCTTTCTTAACATCTTCAGGGGTAATTTGTTTTAAGCCTTGTCTTACTTGGTCAGCAGTAAAGGCAATTTCTCTGTCTTTTGCTACTTCAGACTTGCCAATAAAGATTCCGTTTGGCGTAATCCAATCGCCTTTCTTGTTATATCCACCATCTTCACCGCCTGCACCAGCTTCAGGCTTAAATGGGGCTTGATAAATAACCTTGCCTTTTTCATCTACCAAAGCACCACCAGGTGCAACAACCACAGGCTTTCTACCTTCAGGGTAAGCTTGTTGCATTAAGGCAGGTAACATCTCACGACCTGTACCTAAACGATTTTGCATAATTACATCAACAGCTTGTCTAAAATCAGGTTGTCCTTGCATTGTGGCAGTTGGCATTGGCACATTTGCTCCACCCATGCCTACACCTTGACCGTATGGCCCTGCCATTTCAGTCACGGTTTCTTGACCACGCAAAGCTTTTGCTAAACGCTCAGATTCAGCTTTCTTTTCTTCGCCTAATTTTTTGTATTCATCAGCAATCTGTTTTTCAGTTTTTTCTTGCAAGCGTGTACCTGCAAATAATTGAGCTAAAGGCGCTGCGTATTGGAAAAAGCTAGGCGCTACATAACGACCGCTTACCATCTGTCCTTGTGGCTGATTCATGCCCTGTTGCATTAACAAGTTAGCCATTTGTTGCTGGCGATTTAATTGCTGTTGTTGTGCAAACAACTCAGGTGGTATAGCACCAATTCCTGTATTTGTAGGTAAAAATCCGTTAGACATAACTATTCTCCGTAATTTCCCCAGCCACCAGTACCCATGTTGTAATTGCTAAATGGGTTAGATGTGCTGCTACCTAGTTGAGAAACTTGGTTTTGCAAATAAGGCGATGCTTGTGAATTAAATGCCATGTTAAATCTTGCGCCTAAATTAGAACTTCCCTGAGATTTATCACCCTTACGCAACATCATAGCCATAACTAATGGATTCATACCACCGCCTTGCTGACCAATTTGACCAGCTTGTTGAGTTAAACCTTGACCTTGTTGCATTGCCATATTTTGCATAGCTTGTTGATTTGCAATATTTTGAAACATGGGCGGTACACCCGATACATTTTGTTGGCGGGTTAAGTCTTGCATAGGCATATAACTTGGCATCATGGTAATAGTCCGTAATCTACGACTTTATAGCCGTCATCGAGGGTCTTAACTGCATATGGGAATACTTGCTCTACTTCTTGTGCCATTACACCAACATGGATACCCTCACCTGCTAATGGGTGTAATTTAACCTCATCTACATATTCAAAGCTATAAAGTGTCAAGCCATTAGCCATTACGCCTACAGGTTTAATGTTTTCTTTAAGTCTTACATCCGAAAACGCCATAATTCCAGCACCACCTAAACCAAATAAACCTGAATTTAAATTGGCTTGGGCGGCTTGTCTAGCATTAAAGTCACCCATTTGGGCGTTGTAACCCATTTGTGCAGCACCCAATATGTCAGGGCCAGCCGTAACTGCTTGTTGGGCAGGATTTACAAACGATGGGCCTTGTACTTGTGCGCCACTACGAACCGCATTGAGGGTATTAAGTGGCTCGTTACGCTGATAAGCCAATTCACCAAAGCCTTGTTGACGGGCTTGGTTAGCAAGGTTAGCGCCTGTAAGCTGGTTAGCAAATTGTTGCTGTGCAATCGCATTATTTGCTTGTTGTTGAGAAACTTGATTTTGATACATTTGCTGAATCTGTTGGTTGTTGTAACCTAAACCAGCCATACGATTAGCAAAGTCTTGTTGTTGGGCTTGATTGGTAAAGCCAAGATTAGCCAACTGTGCTTGATTTTGCCCCAACATAGCTTGATTACCAAATTGACCAGCAGCCAATTCTTGACCAAATAGGTTTTGTTGGATACCTTGAGCTTGCAGTTGAGCTTGTGTTCTAGCATCATTTTGTTGCATTGCAAGGTCAGCTTTGGCACGAGTGTATGCTTCCGAACCAAGTGGAATACCTTGGGCTGCTAATTGAGCATCTAAACGCTGTTCTTGACGCTGTAATTGTGGGTCTAAGCGTGACATTAATAAATTGCTTGCCCTATCCCAGCCTTGCATGCCTACATTTTGACCTAGTGAGGTTTGCAGATTAGGCGATTGTCCTGCCCGTAATTGAGCTTCTGCGCTACCGATTTGTCCTAATTGTGGCCCACCGCTAATTTGTTGTAATTGAGCAGGGTTTAAATTGGATTGTAGGCTTGGCAAACCACCTGTACTAAACGGGTTAGCCATCATGTTTTGAACATAATTCAAGCCAGTTTGCGATAACTGCCCTAAACCTTTGCTTGCGGCTACATCGTAGTTATAAAGTGCTTGTTGGTCAGGGCTAAATTCTTGCGTAGCAGTCCACATTGGATTGCCATACTTGTCCTCGCCTGACATTTTATATGTCAAGCTACCATAAGGGGTATATTGATTTACTCGGTTAGCCGCAATATTGGCTCTAGCCGCTTCTAAATTACCAGCTGCTGTTTCTTGTGCAGCCCCCCTGTAATCAGGGGCGGCAGGTGCGCTTGGCGCAGGCCCTAATCCTAAAAATCCACCACCACCCATACTATTCTCCCTTGTTGAGAGGGCATCGGATGTTAAGAAACCGACACTCCTCTTTTCTCATTGCCATAATTACCAAATCACCACTCATGTGGGCATCAGGTATATCGGCTACCACTTTAAAACCAAGGTGTCGGTTTAATCGTAAGGCTTCATCATTATCCTTACAGATTTGCCCTAGTATAACGCTAACTCCTAGTTTATTAAAGGGGTAATCAAATACCGCCCACAAAAAATCACGACTTGCCCAATTCTCACCAATGCTACCAATATGAATCTCACACGCCTTTGGCATAAAGTTAGTATATCCTGCTACTGCCACTAAATTACCGTCTTTTAACTGCCCAATACATTGGGTGGTTTCTGGTAGGGGAAAGTTAAGTATTCGAACCAACCATTCCCCCAAATATCGCTGGTTTTCTGTAGTAACAGTCCTCACAGTACCCCGCCACGCTCCATTACATAATCCGTACTAGCCCAATGGAAATCAACCCCTTGGGATGCTACAGAGATATTGACTGAACCTGCATATCCAATGCCTGTTACGCCTTGCCATACCTTTGATACGGTTAAGCCTGCGCCCCATGAGGCATCATCCCATTTACTTGTATCCCAAATACCGACTTTAGCTAGGCTTGGGTTAAAAGTTATCTCGTTAGACAGGTTTACGGTGTCAAAATCGGTGCTGATACCGCATAAAACATTCGGTACGGTGTTATCGGTCTGTAGGATAGGTCTAACCATCGTAAAGCGTTTTAACTGCCCACGACTGTCAAAATAACTGTACGCTTGTTGGGCGTTGGCTACGATATTGTTGCCAGCATCGGAAAATCCGTCATAAAACTTGCCAACAAAACCAGCAGAACCAAAAAACATTCCTTCTGCGCCTGAAACTTCCCAGCAATTAGCAGGAATATTGGTAAATCTGCCCCAAGACTTCGTAATGGTGTGCATTACAAACTGTTCCGTACCACCTGTGACTGGAATATTAAGAATCAGCATATTAAACGGGGCAAAATAGTTGATTTGCCAGCCAAATTGGTTGTAATACAAGCCTGCTGCTTGGCTAACAGCATAGAAAATCTTGTCAGTTAGGTTGACACGGGGGTCTAAACGGCTTGATTGCAAAGATGCCGACATTGGCACTAAGCCGTCTTGGGTTAAAAGCAACAAATCGCCAGCGTATTTGAAGAAACAGCGTCTTGCAAAGGTTTGACCCATCTGCCATACACCCACTAAAGACCACGCATTAGGGTCTGAAGGGTCTGTCCCCTTATAAACAATGACTTCACCCATTGAAGTAACAAACGAACCTAAATCATCGACTCCGTAACCAGCGTCTAGTGTCCATGTACCCATTGCTTGCAAGAACCCACCTGAACGGGCAATTGAACCTAATGGAAATTGAGTAGCTGTACCACTTAAAGCATTAACAGGTAAATACCAAAAATTTAAACTGTTTTTTTCAACAAAATAAATGCGCTCTTGTAGGCTGTTGACATTAGCAAACACATTGCTATTGACCCCTGCTATACCTAGTACGGTATAAACGGGTGTGCCTGTAGCGGGGCTAGTGGTTGAACTAGCCATTGTGTAGGTAAATGTCGTAGCCCCTGTTACCGTAATCCTAAAAGTACCGTTATAAGGCGTTTCTGTAGCCCCTGAAATGACCACACGATTGTCTGTAACTAGCCCATGTGCGCTAGAAGTCGTTACTGTAGCGGTTGTTCCTGCGCTTGTAATGCTAGAAATGGTCTGTGCGGTAGCGGTTGTGGCTAATTTGTACCATCTTGTACCGTCATAAACCATAGCGGCATCTACGCCATTGACCATAACTAAAAAGTTACCGCCAGCGTTAGAAAAGTTAATGTGTTGCCATTGGCTATTTGATAACCCTGAATATACTAAGGTAGCAGGGTTTGTAGTGACATCGTAGATTTTGCCATCAGCAATTCCAAATAGCTTTTGGTTGCTTACATTTGGGGCGGCATAATTCATTAAGGTCTGAATTTCATTAAGCAGACCGATTGTGTAAGTTCCTACGACTGTAGCGTTATTGGCAGGTACATTTGCCATAACATAGGTAAATGTCGTTGAATTAACTACCGTAATCATGTAAATACCGTTGTAATCACTAGGAGTACAGCCTGTGATACTGATGTATCTACCTGAAGTTAAATTATGTGCGGTGGCTGTGGTTGCTGTAGCAGTTGTACCTGAACGGGTAATGGTGCTAATCGTAACTACGCCTGTAGAAGTTGTTAAAAGGCTATAACGAGAATATCCCCTACGCATAGTGACATCGGTAGGGGTAGGGAAAAAGTTAGTTAGCTGTACGGCATCTAACGGGTTCATTTCGGCAAGCGAATCCCTTGCGTTCCACCCACCAATGGGGGAAGCCAAAGAAGCCGTCATTGCCCTTCTTTGTTGAGCGACTGCCATGATTAAGTCCCGTACCCAGTATCAGGTATGTTAGCGTAACCAATAAGCACTTTGGTTGGGTATGGTGCAAACGACAGGTTAGCAGAGCCTTTATCGTTGGCTTTAGCGACATTCAGATAGCGGAAATAGTCTTGTTGCAATGCAGTAGTATCAAATCCCTTGATTTGGAAATACTTAAGTTTTGTACCTAAAACCAAGACTGTATCGTCAAATATTGTCGTATCGGTATCTACAGTAAAGCTGTTTTTAACTGCATCAGCAGCACTTCTAGCCCAACCTTTTGAGCGGTATTCAAAACCTAAATACTCTTGTGTGTTATATGGCGGCCAAATTTGGAACTTATCGCCTAGAATACGCCACCTAATGCGTGGGCCTGTCGAGATATAACCCGACTTAAGCCATTGCCATTGTTGGGCATCTTCAGGGCCAAGCATCTGCCAATGCTTTGTTTTATCCCAATGCGTGTTGTCCGTAATGGTTTCAAAGTCATTGGGTAATGGGTACTTAGTCTGCGAAAAGGTAAAAGTCACGCTAGTATATGTGCCACTAGCAAACTGGCTCATTACGATGGTGGATAAGCCTGTGCCTGAGTTGTAAGTTACGCTTGACACATAGGTATCTTGGTTAATGCCTGTGCCTGTAATCGTAAAGTTACTTGTTAGGGCTGTTGCGTCACCTGTAACAATAATGTTATAACTGGCGTTGCTAACTGTACTGCCTGTAAAGGTTTGTGCATCGGTATAAAACCGATACTCCAACTGTAGAGCTTGCCAATCATATTCTTTTACCAAGTCATAGCCTTGACGATTCATTAGGGCTAGAACCTGTTGAACATCCTGATTAGTATTACCCGCCACATAGGTAGGAATAGCAAGGTTTAGCTCGCTAGTGGTCTGCTGAACAAGTTGGAGCATCGTTGATGACATATTAGACTTTCTCTACGACCTTTGGTTTACGAGTTTTTTTCTCACCAACTGCCGCAAGTACAGCCGCCATTTGTTCTTGCATTAGGGCGAGCTTCGCATCAGTTTCAGCCTTCATTTTAGCAGTTTCCTCGTCTTTTTTGGCAAGTTCTTGCTTTAACTTATTAATTTCTTCATCCCGTTTACTAGCGTCTGCGGTTTCGGTAGCAAGGTTTAAATAGCTTTTAGCCTTGTCCCTAAATGTATGTGGTTGCATACCCGCAATCATTCCAATACGCTGTAACTGGTAATCTGAAGCATTAGCAATAGATTCGACTGTATAAAATTTGATACCTTTTAACTCTTGGGCTTGGGATTGACTGATTAAAGTCCATTGTTCTAAAGGTGTGCCCATCATATCGCTACTAGAGTCTTGACTAGCTTGATATTGAAGCCATTGCTTTGGAAAGCGTTGTGTGTGGCTTTCTCGTGCATAAGTGTCAATTTCAGTTAGGTTATCCCCAGCAACCATAATGCGTACAAAGTCAAAGTCTTTAAATATGGGTCTGCCAGCTTCGTTAGATTCATGTTCAAGTTGAACGGCTCGCTTGTAAAACTTAACTGCCAAGCGTGAATCTGCGTCTTGGTTATCGCTATCTATTGCCATGTAATGCTCCTAAGTGGTTAGGGTTAAAATAAAAAAGGGCTACCCCGTTAAGAGTAACCCTTTGTTTTTACTACAAAAGTGTATTAAACACTAGCCTTGCTGAACCAACCATAATCGCCTGATGCCATAGAAGCACCTGCCAAGTATGTTCCTGCACCCAAAGTAACTTGGAATGTAGAAGCGTTAATTACGCAAGTAGCGGTTGATGCCGCAATTGCTACACCAGCTTGTGCAAACACATAACGAAAGCCATCATTTCCAAAAGTTTGTGTTCCCAAGGGAGCAAACGCTGGAATGTCAATAGCAGTAGTGCCTGCTGTGTATGAAAAACTGTCAGGAGTGACATTGTTTAAATCAACTCCTGCAATAGGAAGAACTGAATAAGCCATGATAATTTCCTTTTTTTAGGTTAATTGATTAAGTTGTCAAAAGACCCTGCAACTGTGCGTTGCTTGTAGTCATATTGCCAGCAAATCCATACAATTTTACAATCGCATCTTGGTTAATGGCTTGACGCTCACCACCGATAGGTACGAAATTACGCTCTTTGTGTGGGCGGAAGAAGATGTAATTGGTGTTCAAGAGATACATATAGTTTGTATTTTCTTGTGCTCCAATACCACCACCTAGTACCACATCAGCAGATGTACCGCCACCATAGAATTTAAGGGATGCGAAACCTGCTGCACCACTTTCTTCGGTAGTAATACGCTGAATCGCTTGTAATGCGTTTACAAAGTACTGATACAAATTGTTACCAGCGATGTACAAGTCAGCCTTGTCTGTGCCACGAATCTGCTTAATAGCGGCTTCGGTCATCTTAGCAAGCATTGTTGCTGAAGTTGCACCTGTGGTAATTTGGTTACGCCAAAAAGTAAAGTTGGCACGATTAATACCACCATAAGTACCTGTGGTTGGGGAAACTGCTACTGCGGCAGCCAAACCATCCACATTCTTACCGCCATTACCTGTTCCGTCACCATACAAATCGCCTGAAATGCGGTTCAATAAACGGGCTTCAGAAACTTGCATACGACCATCAATGAGGTCAATGATTGCTTCTTTAGAACTGTTTTGGAGCATTTCTAAACCACTCATGGTTACCGATGCAGCGTACTGAGCAATTTTGAACTGAGCGGCCGAGATTGGGCTATCAGGAGTAATGTTCAATACTTCATATCCGCTATAGGAACTAGCGTTGTTAGTAGTTGTGTCATCATAGAAAATTTCTTCCAAGATTACATTACCACCTGAAAATGGGCGTACATTGCCCTTAGAGTTAAGTCTTTGCAGAATCGCATTGTTCTGCGTTAAGTTATCAGCCAATTCACCGCTACGACTTTGAATGGTGGTAGCGATAATATCGGTGATTGCTGAGTTTGCAAATGCCATGATATATCCTTTATTAAGTTAAGTTAAAGCCTACCGCTCTCTGCATCGGCTAATCCAGCCATTAGTAGAGAACGCCTATCCTTTGCTTCGACTTTCGCTTGTGTTCCGTTAGGAGTAACGGATTTTGGGCTAATTGCCGTTGCTTTAGCTCGTGCTACTTGCTGGGCTTGAGATGCTTGTTTTTTTGCAGAGGACAAGAGTCTTTCTTGTTCAACTGCCCAAACTTCATCGTTCATCCTCACAGCTTTCGTATAAGCCGTTTCAAGGTTTTGGGCCTTACCTAGCTCAAGTAATTGAGCCATTTCTTCCCTCACCAAATCAAAGTGCGGAAACCGCTCTTTGTCACTTCTTACTCGTTCAATTTCATTACTTAAACGAGCTTGTTCTTCTTGCTCAAACCGCCCTTTTATCGTGCTAACCTCTTGATTAACTTGATAAAGTTGTTGCATTAACTGTTGAGTATATGCGTCAACTGGTTGTTGCGGTTCGTTAATTTGATTTAAGTTTACTCCATAATCTTGTGCAAGTCTATGAAACATTTGCACTTTCTGTTCATGGGGTGCTTTTGAAAGAATCATGTGGGCACGACCCAAGTTGTTTATCCATGCGGCAGGATGTATTCCTTGTGCTTGGAGTTCGGGTACAAACGGGTTAATTGCTTCCTCAAGAGCCTTTGCTCGTTCCGCTTCCGCTTTATATACGCTAACGCCCTTTTTAAACTCGTTCTCTCGTTGGTTAAGGTATTCAAGGTGTTTTTTGCTTTCATCTTTAGATAGTGTTTCGCCTTTAGCTATCTTATCCCAAAGAGGTAAAAGGTCTTTCTTCCAAGTCGTAGGCTTTGGTATATCTCCCACCTCAGGTTGTTCTTCGGGCTGTTCGGGTTTAACCTCATCTTCTGAAGTAGCCTCAATGCTCGTTTCCTCTGCCACCGCTTCATCTTCAGCGACAAACTGTCCTTTCTCATTGCGAGCAGGTTCGTCTTGAGAAACTTCCTCTTGCATTTCCTCATGTTCTTCCTCTAAGGGTTTACCCTCATCTTGTGGTTCTAAGACTTCCTCTAATGCGGATTCCAACATCTCTCTGCGGTCTGCCATGATTACTCCTTAACGATAGTTTAATTTAGCGTAAGCAAGCTCGGCAATCTTGCGTTTACGGGTTTCTTGGTCTTTACGGCTTAATTCCACAGGCTTGTGTTGCACAGGTACTTCGTTACCTAATTCAATCATGCGGTGCTGTTTTAAATGGCTTCTATGGTGACTTCGGCTACTAATCCAAGAACCATCAACTTGCGATACATAGCCTTCAATGTCTGACATGACCATCGGTGCGTCTTTGGCGGTCATTTCTTGTTTTTGCTTCCATGCTTCTTCAGCTTCAGCAGTTCCTAGTTTAAATCCCCAAAAATCTAGGTATGATTCCTTATCTGATTTTGTAACTACATGATTTGATTCAGAATATCCACACTTAGGGCAAATCATCACATTCTCCTTATAAGGTCAGGTAATTGGTCATATTCATGGGGTCTTAGGCATACAACAGAGTCGTACCAACGGGCATTTTTCCACCGCCAACAGACAAATTCTTCTTTAGGTAGTAAAACAATGGTTCTAACCCCTAAAGCACCAGCTAAATGAGCCGTACCCGTATCAACAGTTACAACTCCTTTCATAGCTTTCATGTGTTGGGCGGTTTTTACCCAATCTTTCTTCCATCCATCGTTAGGTAGTGGGTTAAATAGTCCGTCAGATTTAGGATTTAGGCTATAACAGTCATCTCCAACCAATTCTTCAATGTGTCGGTGGTCGATTGACTTCAAGTAATACAGAATTTGCTTAGATGCTTCCCAGTTCACCCCTATTTTGGGTGGGATATTGCTAGGAATAGCGTGTAAATAGCCCTCAGAACCCACTATTTTCTTACGGGTAACGGGGAACATGGCCTTTACAAGAGGGTGAGATAGGGAAATGTAGTACGGCAACGACATAGAGCCTATCCAGTAGTCTGATTGGCTTGCTACGCCCTCATTAGTGCTGTTAGAAAAGACATCTACGCTATGAATCTGCCCCAAAAGGTAATGAAGTGTGCTTTCTTGTAGAACTACGACCTGTTTTGCCCCTAAAGCCTTTAATGCAGGTAAGAATCGGGCAAACATAATAATGTCACCAAAGCCTTGCTCCATCTGTACTGTGATGGATTTACCCATTAAAGGTTCACCTCGCCATACAGGAATTTTAAAAGTAGGTTCGTAGGGTACGGCTTGTTCGGCAACTATTTCAGGATGCCACCGATACTCAAATAATCGAAAACCTTGCTCATAACGACCTGCGTGTAGGTGGTCATAAGCTAACTTATATTGGGCGTGGGGGTCTATATTAGTAGTAATATGCTTTCCTCGTCATCTAGTTCTGCTAGGCGTTTAGCTTCTAGGATAACGAGTTCGGTCTGTAACCTTGCTACCTCTTGCCTATAAGCAACCGCTTTTAGCAGGTTGTTTCGTTGGTTTTCAAGGTAGGCAATAGACTGCTCTAGTTCTGTAGTATCAACTGGCGGTGTACCAGCCTTAACCTCTTGAATAGATTGTAGTTTATTTTGTTTCTGTTTAGCAACAATTTTTGGTGGGTCAACCAAATCTTTTAATCGTTGTTTACGAGCTTCTTTATTTGCTCGTTGGGCTTTCAATAAAGCTAATTCTTTTTCCCGTATCTTGCGGTCTAGGTTTCTAGCTCTACGGATTTCTTCAGGTGTAAAGCCATCATGGGTATCTATGCCTGATGGCGTTGGTGATATAAATATCTGAAATGCGTTATTTTGGAACGCATTAGCTTGGAAAGCCGTAGAAAACATTATTGAGCCGTTTCAGGTTCTTTTGCTAATGATTCCTTCAAAAGCTGTATAAATGCTTGTTGCCCTACTTTTAACTGGTCAAGATTAAAGGTAGTAGAGCTAATTTTGCGGTCTAAGTCCGCTACATGATTCACAAGAGTTTGTTGCTCTTGGGTCATGTCCTCAAATACATACTCTTTTCCATCAATAGTTACTGGCGTTGTTTTTTTCTCAGCCATCACATACTCCTAAAGTTAAGTTAGTTGCTTACCCAAGGCAACGGGGGTGAAATAATGGGTGGGTTAATCTGCGCTTCTAATTGTGCTTCTACATTAGCTTCGGTAGCGTCTTTATCTACACCGTTAGTCCAGCACCAGCCAAGCACTTGGTCTTGGGTCAGGTCAGCATATGGTGTAAATCCAGCACCTTGCTCTAGCGTAAAGCTGGCTGTGCCATATACTTGTGCGCTATATTCGTCTTGGGTGGCTGTGCATTGCCAGTGGGCGGTCACAACCACATCGGTTTTACCATCTTCTTGGGGTTTGCAGTCAAGCTGCGAAATTGTCCATGTTGCCATTTACTTCTCCTTATTTAGATTCTAATTCAGCGATGCGGACTGCTTGTGCTTCTACTTTAGCGTTTAGTTCTTGGATTGCTTTTACAAGAGTAGGTATTAAAGTTTCGTGGTTAATGTTTTTGTATTCAATGCCATCTGCACCAGCTTTAGTTGTTGATACGCACTCAGGAAATACTGTTTCAAATTCTTGGGCTATAAAGCCGGCTACATTTTTTTTATCTTGACCTTTTCCTGATTTCCAATCAAATCTGCGTGGCTTTAAAGCCATGATTGTGTTAATTCCAGTATCAATATCTTTGATATTTTCTTTTAATCTTTCGTCAGAAATGGCTGAAATAACAATAGAAGTAGCAAAAACTGTACCACCAGCACCTACATAAAACCTATAAGCGGCTGCACCAGTTGAATAATAGTTGTAAGCAGTTGCATCACCATCAACTGTTTTATCTGTTACTTGGGCAAATGTAAAACCACCAGTAGTAGAAAGAATTTTTGCACCAATACCAGCAGTTCCGCTTGCGTTAGTTGTGCCAATACAAACCTCACCACCAGAGGTAATACGCATCCGTTCTGATGCGTTTGTGTAAAACGATTGGAAATAGCTGTTACCGCTTGCGCCAGCAGAAAGTCTAATTTCTGCTGCCCCAAAATTAGCGGTTAATCCACCTTTCGAATTACCTGCATCTGTGTAGAAAAAATCTAACCCCATTGCGCTATTTGTTGTTGCTGACTGCAAGCGAATTACTGGCGGTGTTGTTGAATTTAAATTTAATTGAGTTGCAGGGCTTGTAGTACCAATACCTACATTACCACTAGAGTCAATACGCATCGCTTCAACACCACCTTCTGTAAAGGCAATAGTGTCGGCTGCTGGGAAGAATATACCTGTGTTGGTATCGCCTGTGGTGGTGATAGCGGGTAAGGATACTGTTCCTGCCGTAAATATGGTAGCAGTTGAATGGGTAAATATGCCAGTACTATTAGCAATAGTGGCAGAAGCCGTGCCGTCCTTGGCTTTAATATTGGTTACTTGTAAATTGGTTGTGTCTACAGTTGTAAAATTAACGCTACCACCATCACCTAACAGTTGAATTGGGGTTGTGGCGGCATTTCCCACCCATACCTTTTTATCGGTAATGTTAATAGCGACTTCGCCTTGTACCAAACTACTTGGCACACTAGTTGTCGTTACGCTGTTTTTTAGCTTAATTGTCGTTGCCATGCTTAATTTCCTTTAGAAAGACCCGCCATCCATTGTTCCTGTTATTTTACTACCGTCAAGGCTAGTTATCCACGATGGATTTGCATAACTGCCACTTGTTACAACGACCGTAGAATCAATGGCGATTGTTCCTGTAGTCGTGATTGTGCCGCCTGTTAAACCTGTTCCAGCCGTAATTGATGTAACCGTACCGCCTGAACTTGGGCTTGTATTGGTGACAGTAAAGTTAGGATAAGTTCCTGTAACGCTTATTCCCGTGCCACTAGCAATTGCTACGGTTTGGTCGGGGGCTGTATTAGTTACTGTTACTGCGCCAGTAGCACCTGAAACGCTGATTCCTGTACTTGCTGCCAAAGAATTAACCACATTGGTAAGACTTGCACCTGAACCCACAAAGCTAGTAGCTGTAATGGTTGTGCCTGTAATGGCTAAAGGCGTAATGCCGCCAATAACCATGTTGTTCATTATTCCAGCGTTTGTAGGTGCTATTTCAAGCGAACCTGTACCCGTAGGCTTTATGTGTACATGGCCTGTACCCGTAGGGCTAATGTCAATTTGTGCGTTTGCACCATTAATATTTGTAGCTACAGAAATGGTTACATTATCGCCACCACCGCCACCCATGCTAATTTGGGTAGTACCTGCCGAGTTTTTGAGGGCTAAACCAGCAGAATTGGTAGCTTGGACAATAGGGGTAGTAACGCTAGTAGAAGCCGCTAATGTAGTAACGCCTGCTACTGCGCCTGTATCACCTACTGTTACTACGCTGTTTTGCAGCAATTTGCCTGTGGTGGTGTCAAAACGAGCTATTGCATTGTCTGTGCTAGATGCAGGGCCAACTACATCACCACCTAAAGATGGGCTAGTGTTGGTAATGGTGAAGTTAGGATAAGTGCCGCTAGTGCTTATGCCCGTTCCAGCCGTTAAAACTACGGTTTGGTCAGGTAAGGTATTAGTTACTGTAAAAGCAGGGTATGTTCCTGTTGCCGATATACCAGTTCCGCTTGCAATGCTGACTGTTTGGTCAGGGGCAGTATTGGTAATGTTTAAAGTACCGCTAGTCGTAATGGGGCTTCCAGTTACAGAAATACCCGTTCCAGCAGTTGCCGCCACAGATGTAACTGTACCCAATGGGTTTGTAGCCCACGAAGTATCTGTTCCATTAGTCGTTAGGTATTTGCCTGTATTGCCTGTCTGAGATGGGACTAAAGCATTAAACGCACCATTAGCCGTTGTTTGCCCTGTACCGCCATTGGCTATATCTATAGTACCTGTTAGGGTATGGTCAGCGTTCCAATCGCTAGGGCGTATAAGACTTGTGTCTGCATCATCAGGTATTGCTGATACTTTTGAGTGTTTGACTAAAATAGCCATTATTGAACCCCTACAATTTTGCCACTCTCATCTCGTATTACTTGCTTGGGCGTATTTAGTCGTTCAATCAAAGCACCTAAAGTCGCTGTCATTTCTGCGTTGCCTTGTGCAATAGCGTTAGCAATCGGAGCTAATGGATGTTCTTGGGCTTTTACCATGTCCTCATCCATGTCATACATTTCAGGAATTCCCTCACCGCTATCTACGCCAGCAGAAATACGGGCTGTTTCAATTTTAGCCCCGTTGTTAATGTAAGCCAATAGGAGTTGGGTGTTACGCTCAGTCATCATCTTCATTTGAGCTAACTTCATCTCCATCTCTCGGTCTTGAGCATTACGCTGTTCTTCTAATTGGAATTTAAGCTGGTTCTCTTGAGCTTGATACTCTTGTTTAGCTTTCTCAAATTCAACCTGTGCAGCCATCTTTTGCTGTTCCATTTGAACTGACATCTGCATTTCTTGCATCTTAGCTTGAGTCTGAGCCTGTATCTTTTGCATCTCAATCGGTGGGGGTTTTGGTTGGCCTTCCATCGCTTTAGCTTTGTTTCTAAAATCATCGGCAGTTTCATCAATCAGCCCTTCCATGCCTTTACCAGCTTTAAATGCTGTGACACCAAACTTTAACATTTCCATCAGTAATGGGGTAAGTTCGGGGGCTTGGGTGGCTACTGGCAAGGCTTGGTTCATAAACTGGCTAACTGCCGTTAAAAACTCAACTCTGTCTTGTTTTTCTTGTTGCTCGTCTTGATAAATCATTGAGTCGCTAGTGACTTCAATACGGAAGTTTTTAGCGGGTTCGTCTTTCAATAGCTGTAAGGCTTGGGGTACTAACTGTTGGTCTTGTGGGCTTAGTTGCATTGCACCACTAATCTTGACAATCGTATCGTCAGTAAAGTGCCTACAGATAATCTGAGCCTTAATACTTAGGAGTTCAGTAGCAAAATCCACGACTGCGTGTTGCATGGTTTTGAGTCTGCCAGCAGCGTTATTAGACTTAATAATCTGAGCACCAAGCGTTTCATTGGGGTCGGTCTGACCTCGTTGAATGTCAGCAATACCCATAATCTCGTAAATCTGACCCTTAACTTGTTCCATTGCTTGATAGCACATGGTTAAGGCTTGGGCGATTGGGGTTATATCTACTAGGTCAATAGCCCCTTTCATGCCTTGTTTCTCAGCAAAAGCAGCCCAGTTCTTAACTGGTATTAGGGTATTGTTCTCGCCCTCAGAGAATAGTCTTGCAAGGCTAGGCTCGGATGCGTCATAGACACCTCTTACTTTCAAGGCGTTAATGAAGCCATCTATGCGGTCAGCAAGCGTGTCTAATTGCTTGGCTTGGTCTTGGTATAGAACAAAGTCAGGTACAGGCTCTAAGCTGTCTGTAGTCAATGTGGCGTACATTGGTTTAGGGCAAGGAAAGAATCCTTCTAACTGTAGTGGGTCATCTTTTTCATCAAGAATCTCACCCATTGACTTGCTAACCCAAAAGACTTTTCCTTGTTCTTTATCCCAAATTTCATAGATACAGGCTTGATGGTGTTCAATCGCCATCTGTTTTTGTGCCCATTTATCGCTATCAGGCTTGGTGTCTAGCGGAATCTTAC